TGAAAGTCGTCACAATCCTCCAGCCGGTGATTGGTAAGAATAGCTTGCATCGCCTTGGCAGCAAAATAATCTCTAAGCGTCATGCCTTCTAAGGTTTCGTTCATGCTGCCTCCAACGCTAAGAGTTTGCCAATGCGGTCGTTGATTTCCATCACGCTTTTATGGTAGTCAGCCATGACCTTTTGTTTCAGCGCCTCAAGCGCAGCAATCTGTTGCGCCCTTGGGTCGTAGTTGTCCGGGACTTCAATCTCAATCTCTTGCTCACCGACATAGGTGCGGTTTTCGTTGTCGTCCAGCTTAAACGAGGCAACTCGATATTCCCCTTTTTCTTCCCACGAATATTTTTGAAAATGAATATGGGCTATGGTTTTGATCTTCATGCTGCACCGCCAATCTTGGCAATAATTTCGCCCAGGTCAGGCGCTTCCCAGCCGCCCAACTTACCGCTACGATCTTTGGCAAGCCAGATGCCATCGCTATCGCACATCAAGGCCCGTTGAGTGTTGCCCTCGGCATCCTTCTCAACTCTAAGCGCCAACACTTCGTCAAAAAAGTATGGCAGTGCCTGCCCTGTCTTGTTGCCCGGCATGGATGGGCTGTACAGTACCCGGCCCATTTCATCCTGCGTCTTTTCTAACTTCGCGGTCATCAAAACATGGCGTCCAGGAAGGTCACGGAAGGCGCGAATAATGTCTGCCATCTGCTCTTGCATGGCTCCATATGCAGCGCGTGGGTCTTTGTTGACCTTCTTCTCATGGTTCAAACAGACTTCAGCAATCTCGCTAATGCTGTCCAGCGCCACCGACTTGTGGTCAGAATCCGCTACCCATGCGTAAGCCTCGCGCAAGTCATCCATTGAAGTGATCTCCAAATAGGGCAAGTCAGCATCTTGTATAGACAACAACCCGCCCTCCGCAGACAACACCACAGGTTGCGGTAAAGTCTTAATCAAGCTGGTCTTGCCAGCCCCTGCCTGCCCGTATACGAGCAGCTTGACGCCATTGGCACTGATGCCGCCGGTACGTTTCAACGAAATAGCCATTTGGCTCTCCTTCTGGTTGCGCTTCCGTCTGGACTCAGTTCGAAGCGTGCTTGCAGTGTAGCACAGGATCATGGTACAGTGTCAACAACTTTTTCACAACAAGGTAAAAATAAATGACAGATCTCGCAAGCATCCTCGGTGGCCCCTGGTCGCCGCCAGCGCAACTAGCGCCTATCGCACCAGAGGATCAACTCAAGGACGCCATGCTTGGCGCAGGGCTAAAGCCACCAGACGCCATCCACTTAGATGGCAAGCTGCACCGATTTAACTCAGGAACCAAGGGCGAGGCAGGGCACGACAAGCCCGGTTGGTACATTGCCTTTGCCGATGGCGTACCAGCAGGGCGCTTTGGCTGTTGGCGCTCTGGCATTGAATTGACTTGGAGAGCAGAGATTGGGCGCAGCCTGACAGTTGCTGAAGAAATGGCGCAGTCCCGGCGGTTGGCAGAGGCCAAGACCAAGCGGGACGCAGAGCAGAAAAAGACCCGTGAAGTTGCCGCCAACACGGTGGAGATCATCTGGGCAGAGGGCAGCGCAGCAAATCCAGAGCATCCATACCTACAGCGCAAGGGCATCAAGCCTCACGGCGCAAGGGTGACAGGTGACGGGCGCTTGATGGTTCCGCTGTACAACGCAGGCGGCGAACTGTCATCCATCCAATACATTGCCGGTGACGGCGACAAGAAGTATCACCCTGGCGGTCAAACAGGTTCGATGTTTTGGATGCTGGGCCACTTGGAAGATGCCGATACCCTGTACCTTGCTGAAGGCTTTGCCACTGGAGCCACCATAGCGGAGGTTACGGGTAAACCCTGTGCCGTGGCCTACAGCGCCAGCAACTTGGTGTCAGTGGCAGGCATCTTAAAAACAGCGCACCCAACACTGGACATTTGCATCGTGGCAGACAACGATGCGTCAGGCGTTGGGCAACGGTACGCAGAACAAGCATCAGCAAAATTTGGGGTACGCATGACCATGCCGCCAACTCAAGGGGACGCCAATGATTACGTGCAAGCGGGGGGCGATTTGGCGTTGCTGTTGAAGCCAGTGGCTACCGACTACCTTATCCATGCCGATGGCTTTTCGGCGCAGCCTGCGCCTATTGCGTGGCTTGTAAAGCACTGGATACAGGACAAGGCTTTGGTGATGGTGCATGGCCCTAGCGGTGGGGGCAAGACCTTTGTGACCTTGGATTGGATGCTGCACATTGCTAGTGGCAAGGCAAACTGGCATGGACACAAAGTCAAACCCGGCAACATGGTCTATCTTGCTGGCGAAGGGCATCACGGCCTGCGAAGCCGCATAGCAGCTTGGAAGCACCACAACAGTGTCAGCAACCTCAATATGTGGGTCAGCAAGTCAGGCGTAGACCTCAACACCGCAGCGGGTTACTTGCAGGTAGTCGAGGCCATACGCGCACTCAAGATCAAGCCAGATGTAATCACCGTGGATACCCTGCACCGATTTATGGCTGGTGACGAGAACAGCGCCCAAGACGCCAAAACCATGCTGGACGCCTGCGCTGCACTCATGCAAGAGTTTGGCTGCACCGTCATCTTGGTTCACCATACAGGCGTCAGGAGGAAGCCCAGCACCGTGCCCGTGGCTCAAGCGCATGGCGTGGCGCATTGGACATTGAGATCAGCGTCATACCCGGCAAGCCAGGGGTTGCCATGCAGATCGTGCAGCGCAAGAGCAAGGATGCTGAGATGGCAGCGTCAGTCTATGTTGATCTTAAAACGATAGCGATACCCGGCTGGCTAGACGAAGATGGCGAACCTGTCACCAGCGCGGTGATTGTCAAAGGTGAGCCGCCACCAGAAACCCAGAAGGCAAGCGGGTTCAAGTCGTTTGAAAAAGCATGGTGGGAGTCAAGTGCAGAAGACCGTGGGGGTGCGCCGTACCTTACCAAATCTGCATTGATTGAGCATGGCGAAAAGAATGGACTCATTGGAACCAAGAGCAAAACATGGCGAAATATCTTGCGGGAAGATGGCACTTTTATCAAGCCGCTCATTGACGCCGGACTGATTGAAGCCCATGAGAACGGCTGGATTGTCATTGACCCCGGCACAGCAACAGGAATGATGCAAGCGAAAAAGTAATTGACAATCATAAAACTGTAGTAAACTTTAGCACATGAACAAAATTATACAACTCAAGGCAAGACTGAGGGCGGCGCAAGCTGAACTCTCTATCCGCACTCGGACGCATAACAGTGCGTCACGGGCTTACAACAAGGTGGTGCAACGCATTACAGACCTGGAGAAAAAAATTGAAGACTTGGAGAAAATTCCATCTTGAGGCTAACGAGTACAGCGAGGAACAACTGCTGGCTATGTTGGAAGAAGAAAAGTTGGTGCATAAGCGCGTGAAGATGTTAGAACGCATCCATCAACGCTACTGCACCATGCGTACTAGCCGGGAGCGGCTGGAGGTGCTGAAGTTTGGGAAGAAGCCATGAACTGGGTCGCTGCGGCTTTGGTGGCCCTAGTTATGTCCACGGCTTACCTGCTCGACGGCCCGTCTGAGCATGAGGCGAGGGTGGATACCGTGGAGGAGAAGATTCAGAAAATGTGCGGCGAGAACGCAGGCTGGAAGATGCTGGCAGATGGGTCGGTGCAGTGCTTTACTCACCGTGGTTTCAAAACTCGGAAGGTGACGCTATGACTGACAAATTAGAACTAACAGAACACACAGTGTTCATCCTCAACAGCGTTAAGCTGTTGCCGCACTACACCATGCCAGTGTTTGTGACGCCGGGGCATACACGGCTAACTCCATTAAAACCGTGGACTGTGGAGGAACTGCAAGAGGCTGGTGCTGTTGAGAGCAGCGCGTTCTTGTGGCCTAGGCATACTTTAGCCAACGGGGGTTGAAATGGATGATGATGATGACTATGAACTGGCAAACCTAATGCACTTGATTGCGGTGTGCATCCTGGGGCTGTTTGCCTTGGTTGGCATTGCAGGTCTTGCTGGATTTATTTGGGGGATGACATGAACAGCGAAGAAGACGAATTCAGACGCATCGAAGCAGAGGCTTTGCGCTTGTGGGCAGCGCAAACTGACGATGACGACACGCAGGGCTACGTGAGCGAGAACTTTCTTGCGGATTACCGCGCTGGCGCGGAAGCAGAACGTGAGGCTTGCGTGTCAGTTTGCGAAACCATTGCACGGAAATATCAGCAACAGCATCACCCATCCGCAGAAACCATTGCAGACGAATGTGCCGCCGCCATCAGAGCAAGGGGAACAGATGACTGACAGAGAACTACTTGAACTGGCGGCGAAGGCTGCGGGGTTTGGTGACCCGCAAACTGGTCACATATGCTGGACTGAAAGCGAGTACCCCCCAAAGTCTGGAAAGCAGGGTGCCTTGTGGAATTACGTTGGACACATGGACACTGCTGAACTATGGAACCCCCTCACCGACGATGGCGATGCGCTGCGGCTGGCGGTGAAGTTGAACTTGTTAACCACAGAATGTGTTGAAGACTGGAAATGGTGCAGGGATAAGGTAGAACACGCAGATGTTTGTGCAAGTTACCGCCGCGCCATCACCCGCGCAGCAGCAGAAATTGGAAGGAACATGAAATGACCAACAGAGCAGTAATGCAGCAGGCGCTGGAGGCGTTGCACTACAGCAAAGTGGAAGCAATCACCGCCCTGCGCGAAGCATTGGCACAGCCAGAGCAGGAGCCGGTGGCGTGGCATTATCCCGGCGGTTCTCCTGACCAATGCACAACCAATAAAGAGTATGCAGAGATGGAGCCAGCGTGGACGCCCCTCTACGCCGCTTCACCCGCAGCACAGCGCCCGTGGGTAGGGCTGACTGAATTCCAGTTTGCGGAAATCTACAACGCATGGAATGACACCAATGGCTCAACGGCCTGGGGCTTGAATCAAGCCCTGGAAGCAAAACTCAGGAAGCTAAACAAATGAATAACAGAAAAGTAATGGAACAGGCGCTGGAAACTCTGGAGTGGTGTGAGCCTGACTACGACGAAAACCCAACAGGGTTTAAAAAGTGGGCGGCTGTGATGCCAATACTGCGCGAAACTCTGGTAGTGCCAGAACAGCGCAAGTGGGTAGGGCTGACGAATAAGGAACAGCGTGAGATTTACAAGAAATACGAAACGGATGGATGGGGTCTTTTTTACAATGCCATTGAAGCCGCATTGCGGAGTAAGAACACATGACCATCACCGTGCTGTATAAACGCATCCGTGACGCCCTGGCCCAAGCACCTGATGGCATGACTGCTATGGAGCTGTCGTTTGCTCTTGACGTTGGCGCATCACAAATCAGCCGTTCACTTGCGCTGATGCCTGATGTCTACATCGACAGGTGGGTCCAGACCAGGAGCAAGTATTCTGGTGTCCACTGCCTGGCCTTTGTGCCAGAGGATTGTCCTTACCCTCGGAGTTAAACGAAAACCCGAGTCCCGGCCTTATCGATAATCAAAGCCTGACGCCGGGGCTTGTCGCTGATGCTGATGTGCGTCCAGGAGTCATACTCGCGGATGATCTGATCAAAGGGCAACTTGAGCAACGCCCTCACCACAGCGTCTGGAGCCATCCCAGGCACTCGAAAGTCAGCAGCTAGTCCTTGCCTATGCTGACTGCTGTCCTTGGAGCCTACAGCGTCATTTACGGCCTTGGAGCGAAACGCTGAGTTGATCATCACAGGCTTGCCGCCAAGCGTAGTTTTGACTGTCTCCAGAAACTCTGCCAGCCGCTGAAGGTTCGCCAGCTCAGCAGCATTGGGGGTGTTGTCCAGCGTCCTGTGATCAGTGTGCGTCAGTTCTGCAAGTGTGAAATGCGGGGTCATTTCTTATTTCGCTCTGATATTGCTCTGGCCTTCATCTTGGCGTCTGCCTTGCTGCTTGCGCCCCAGGCGTTGAGAGACAGCAGCAGCCGGGTTGGTTTCCCGTCCTTGTACTCTGGGCCATCGTTGCCGCCCATTCGCGCCAAGAAACTTGCCCTGCGAGGGTTGTCACCAGACTTGACGGGTGCCTTGATGTTCTGCCCAGCCGCCTTGAGGCTTGCCCGTCCAGCAGCGTTGAGTCCACCTTTCGGGTTTTTTCCCTCTTTGCGCTGCCAGGCTGGTGTTTTCATCTGTATGCCGCCACTTTCTTTGCCACTGCTTTTGGCTGCTTTACAAATTGCTTACCCGCTTTGGTGCCTTCACGTTTGGCCTTGGTGGTGGCAGCGTACTCGGCAGGCGTCAAACTCTTGATAGCAGCCTCTGGCAGATAGCGTTCACCTGTTTGCGACGAAGGCTTACCAGACTTGGTGCGCCATTTCTGGTCACTCCAATTCTTCAATGACTGCTGTGGAGCTTTCATTTCTTGTCCTCATCATCGTGTGATAGTTTGACGCCAGCCAGCAGCCCGATAAAGCCACCAACAATGGTTTGAAACGCTGGGCTAATCAACTTGAAGATTTCGCTGTTGTCCACTTTTTCATCGAACAGGCCAATCATCAGCACCGCCACCATACCAACCACAACAACGCAAAGCGTTAGGCTGACCATCAACGTCACAGCAAAAGTCAGCTTAGCTTTCATTTCTTCTTGGGTGGTGTATGCGTCAGAGGTTTGCTTGCAGGCGTATGCTTTGCACCTGTCATCAGGGCAGTGCCAACCTTGTGCGTATCGCCCTTGTACAGCTTGCCATCTGGCAAGTAGTGTGGTTTCGTCTTGCTCATTTGTATCCACCGCCTTTCGCTTTGTATTGAACCGCCAAGAGTTGCGCTTTACGCGCTGACCATTCACCTGGGTCACCGCCCTTTGTCCCGGCCTTGATTGACTCAAACAGAGCCTTACGCATAGTTGGCTTGGTGTAGTTTCCAGCCGCATTGACTGTTGATTTGGGTTTAGTTGCCATCACTTTTTACTCAGCAAATCTGTCTTGGCTTGGGAGCCAGCACTAGAGCCGAAATAATAGGCAATTATCCCCGTCCAAGCTGTGCCTAAACTGCCCAGCATCATCAGTATGGCAGGGTTGGCGCTGTCGATCTTGTTGAAGAACATCATCACCATGATGGAGAAGAATCCAATGGTCACTGCACCCGCCAGCAATGGCGGCATCATTGACCTGGTGGCAGACTGCATATCCCGGGCGGATTTCCTGTCCTCGACCTCCAACTTCTCAAAGTTCAAGCCGAGTTCCTGCGCTTGCTTTTGCAACTCAATTTCAGCGAGTTTGACCTGGGCAATCTGGTCGGCGCTCAACTTATTGCTGGAGATCAGGTCACCAACCTTTTCCTCGTCAACGCCAATAGCTTTGCTGATGGCGCTTACCGCCATGCCAGCCAAGGGACCGCCCAATGCGGTGGCAATCGTCGGTGCAATCTGTTTTAGCCAATCCATAGTCAATCTCCTAAATAGCCAGTGCTGGAGCCAAGAGCAGCCGCACCAGTAAACAATCCAGTTCTGGGGCGCTGCATCCTCTTGCTCAACTCTTTGAGAATTGTTTTCTGTTCTATCGGGTCAACGCTGAACAAACGCCGTTGCAATTCCTGTGATGACTCTTCGCTGATGCCTTTTGCTCTAGACAGCAAGGCTGAACCACCAGCCCTCAGCATACTCGTCAGGTCGCCAGTTGCGCTTGCTTGTGCAAGTGAGCCAAGCACATTTGCTTGCTCTCTGACAGCAGCATTTTCGTCTGTGCGTGAACCTCCCAAGACTCGCTGCTTGGTTTCAGCTTGCCGATTTAGCCCTTTGACGTATTGGGAAAACTCAGTGTAAGAGGCTTGATCTGGGAAAGCGTTTAGCAACAACAGTTTCTGGTTGTCCGACTTGAATATTTGCTTTGTAAAGTCACCGCCCTTGAACTTGCCAAGACGATCATTTACGTCTGCCATTACACCTAATCTGAACGCCTCTTTTTCGTCCATGTTCAGTTTAGCAATCTTTGAAACAGCTTGCTTGGGGTCCAACTTTTGATAATCTTCGCCCATCTTAAATGCTGATGCAATTCGCTCTGCATCAGCAAATTCAGCATTGGCTTTTGCATAGTCTGGGTTGAGTGATTTAATGAGATCGTTAAACTCATTTTTAACTTGAGTAACGTCCCTACCATAGCCCGATACTTTTTTTGTCAGGGTGTCTGTTTCAGCTTCAATAACTCGGTCTAGCCCTATTTTCATCTGATGCAAAATTTCAGTCGGCACTGATTGAGCATTGCGAATTGCACTGATGTCTGGGAGTTGATTACCATAAACTCCAGCACGTTTAACAGCTTCCTCGTAAGCCCTCTCAAATATTGGCCTGTCTACATATTTCCTAAACGGTCGGGCATCAATATCAAGAGCATAAGCATTGGGGTAAGCCTGGCTTGCAAGACTTTTCTGCTTTGCGGTCAGTGCCTCAAGGTACTCAAAACCATTGACGTTTTTAGCTAGTCCAGCCTTTTCAACTAAACCCTTCACCATATCGCTGGGCTGATCAATAAGACGATTTTTGAGGAATTCTTCAGTCGAACCCTTGGCCTTGGATTGCACGGTGTATGCGCTGTATGCCAAATCGTTTAAGCTCTTGCCAAGATCAGCAATCGTTGCGTTTGGAACTCCAATTTTCCTTAGTTCAAATAGTGCTAGTCTTGCCTCGTAGGGTGTAAGGTTGTCTTTTTGTAAAGCATTGGCAAGCATCTTTGATGCTGCTGACGCCTGATCTCCAACACCAGCAGAAGACAAAACATTCTTGATGAGCGTTCCAGCACCCTTCACGACAATAGGAACAGTCCCGCCAAGCAACCCACCAAACAAGCCACCTATCGCAGTGTCTGTCGCAATATCTTCTTCAGCAAAGCCAGCACCACCCGCAACACCAGTAGCTGCACCAACAGCCGTGCCTCGACCAATTTGACCTGGTATGGTTGTACCAGTAAACATGGCCTGTGTTGCTGGGGCCATCTTCCTAACTTGCTTGGCAATACCCAGCGGGGCAACCAAACTACCACCTAACTCCAATGCTGTTTTGGTGATGGGGTTGTCATAGCCAAATTGCTTTTGCTGCTGGCGCAAAGAGTTTCGGAGCGATTCGTAATCTGCACCACTGATTGCCCCACTTCGTAGTGCAGCCTCAAGTTCATCAGCAAACCCAAAGAGTGCGCCACCGACTACTGATCTTGCGGATTCAGCAGCGCCAGAATAAGGCACTTCCGATTTGCCTAAAACTGATTCAAACGCCTGTGGCTGGTCAGTTACAGGCACACCAATAAACTTGTCAGCCATTATTGCACCGCTTTAGTTTTGGTCATTCGCTGACCTTGGGGATTGATGTAATTTGTCCCAGCAGGATACTTTGGATTTGCCAAGAAGCTCTTTTCTTGTTGGCTATCCATAACATGAATATCAAATGATGGGACTACTATGCTTGTCTCTACTTCGGTAGCACCTGCGTTTTTTCTTCTTCTGCTGATTGCTTCACTTGCATCTTTAACTCTGCGAACATTGAGGTTGACTAATTTTTGCAATGTTGTTGCTACATCAGCAGGTGATTCTGAAGATTTTATTTCCTTCAAAGCATTTTTATAATCAAAATCTGTCTGTGTGCCTTTGTTAAGCCTCAACGTATCATTTGTTAATCTTTGGATAAACTTATCGTAATCGTTTCGGGCAGTGACATCTGGGTTTGTAGAGCCAAATGCGCTTTGTATTGAAAGTGCAGCCCTATCTTTTAGACTAAATTTAATTTCTCCACTTTTAACTCTGCCAATGTAGTCATATGCATCTGTTGCCAAATTGGTTGCATCTCGCGCAATATCAAAATCGTCTTCTTCTTGCTTAGAAAGATTTGCTGGTAAAGGTTTTGCTTTCTCGGCTTCTTTTGCAGGAGTAAGATTCTCAGCCACCGCCCTTTGCTTAGTAACAAGAATTGTTTTTGTTTTGTCTTTCGGGTCAACAACTAGAATTGTTCCAGTGCCTGCTGCTCCACCAGGTCCACTGCCGCCACCTTCACTCTTACCAAGATTAAGAAATTGTGTATAGGTACCCCTGTAGCCACCACCTGCAACAGTTTTGGCAAACTCGTATTCGGCTACTTTAGCTGGTGGCGCAGTAATTGGCACAGGCGCTCGTCCAGCTTCTGCTTTAGACTGCACAAAATCTTGGTATGTACCGACAAAACCACCACCATCTTTGGTTTTTGCAAAGTTATATTCAAGCACAGAAGCTGGTTGTGCTTGCGGTGCAGTAATTGGCATTGGCGGTCTTGTTGCTTCTGCTTTAGCCTGCATAAAGTCTGTAAGAGTTCCTACAAAACCACCACCTTCTAAAGTTTTAGCAAAATTATATTCGGCTACAGATGGGGGTAATGCCGCTGGTGCAACAACAGGCGCTGGCGCTCTAGCAGCATCAGCTTTGGCTTTTACAAAGTCTTGATATGTACCTACAAAATTACCACCGGGAACGGTTTTAGCATATTCATATTCTTGTACTGATGCTGGTAGTGCTTGTGGAGCAGCAACAGCGGCAGGCGCTCTTGTGGCGTCAGCTTTGGCCTTGACAAAATCTTGGTAAGTACCAATAAAACTGCCGCCATCAGCAGTTTTGGCAAACTGGTACTCAAGTACCGATGGGGGTTCTGATTTTGCAACAGCTGCTGCCGCTGGCGCAGTTAAGCCGCCAGCTCCAGTTAGCCGGGGGTCATTAGCCGGTACAGCCATTTGGTTTGGGCCTAAAATAATTGGCGGCCTGTATTTTTCTGGCCCAGTAACTACTCGTTCGGATAGTCCTGTAATTGGGTTTATTCTTACGCCAATATCACCCTCGCCATATTTCACCACTTCGCCTTGCATAGCCTTTTGTGCGTCACCATACGATTTCAACAGAGCCTGTCCAGGAGCCGTTCCCATCAAACGCCTTTGGACATCTGGGTTAATCCCAGCCGCTTGCGCTGGTATGGTGTTGACTACGCCTGTGTCGTCTGTGCTGACCATTTGCTCGGGTCGCGCTTCACGCATCAGTTCTGGCAGCAGCGCCTGCGCTTCGGCAGTCTGCTGGCGCGATTGCATTTGAGCAGCACGTTGCCTGGTGGCCTCTTGCCGCTGATAGGCAGTGTCTGCACCAAGCAGAATCTTCTGCGCCAGTTCAGTGTGGCCCATCTGATAAGCACGTTGAGCCGCTGGCCCAAATGTCTCTGGGTCATTGAGGTTGATGCTGCGAATGATCTGGTCTTGCTCAGTCACCCGGCGCATCCCTGGGTCTTCCCCGCCCAACATCCTGCCAATGCCGCTGCCGAGTTGCCTGGCACCAGCGTAGATGCCAGCTTCTGCTCGTTGCAATGGGTCAAGCTGTGCAAAGGCCAATGCCTCTCGCTGCAAGGCAATGTCCTGCTGCTGGCGGTAACGCTCGGGGCTTACTCCGAACAGGGATTCAACGATTTCACTCATGATTTATGGCCTCCCGTAAATGTCAGTTTGAGCGCGTTGATAACCTGATAGTCCAGAACCATATGCAGAGGTGTCCAGCGCAGTAGTACCAGACCCACGCAGGTATCTTGACAACGCATCTTTCAGCGTTGCATCTCCACCAGCACCAGACAAGAAAGCACCAAACGGGCTATAAGCATCGGCCCTAAACTGTGCTGTGATGCCAGCCGCATTGCTGGGGCCACCTTTGCCTGCTTCACCCAGACGAATCATGTCTTCAAAGGACAGTCTGCCTGTCTTCTCCAAGCCTGTGACGCCGCCCATTGCAGCGGTAAATGGCTTGTAGGCGTCTGTCAAACCGCCGTAGTAGTCGCCTAGTGTCTCGGTGCCTGTTCTAAACAGCCCTTGTCCAAACTTGTAACGCTCCATGCCCATTCGCTCGGCGTCCAGAGCCAATTGACGATCTTGCTGGGCTTGTGCGTTGTAGTACGCTTCCATTTGCGGGTTGGCAGCGCGTAGCCCTTCACCACCACCAGGACGCATCCCGGTAGCTCCAACTGACAGGTCACCAGTGCCAGTGTTAAACATATTCTGCCGCAACTGTGCAAACGATCTCTGGCGTGATGGGTCAATCAAATCCTGCTGCTGGCGCATATATTTCGCAGCGACTTCCTCTGGCGATTGAGCCAGGTACCGCGCTCCCAGGTCGTACATACTCTTGGCAGCGCCTGTCAGCGGTGCGTACATCCCAGGGGCGTTCTTAATTTGCGTCAGACCACCACCAGCCAGGCCCATGAACTCGTTCTGAAACGCTTCCAGTTCTGGAGATAGCGAGTAACCTGCGCTGATAAGTTTCCCGGTTGCCGGGTCAATTTGCGAGGTTGATGTGCCATACCTGTTGGTCATCCCAATGGGGGTAAACTGTTGTCTTATAGCGTCTTCCCGCAAGGCGTCCGCGCGGATGCGTTGAGCGTTGGCGGCAGAACTACCGCCAAACAGTCCACCAAGCACATTGAGAGCGCCACCAATAACTCCGGGGCTGCTGAGAAATGCTATCGGCATGATCAAACTCCAATCAAAACATCATCCACTTTTGACGGGTCTTTCTCGTCAGTTGCGTGGATGCAAAACCAAACACAATCCGTAATCGCCTTGACGCCATGCGTCAGTCCTGCCCTGATTTCAATGCAGGCCGGGGCGTTCACAATGTCAATATCCTGTCCTCTCAGCACCGCCACCTGGCCCTGCGCCAACACACTCAGATGACTGAAGCTGTGAGTATGCTTCAAGATTACCGTGTCAGCGGGAATACGCATCTCCTTGGCGTAAATCTTATCGCTGAAATGGTGCGTGATCATGCAGTGCGCTTCCACATATACACGGCAATGAACGGTGGGTAATTGGCATTGGTTGCGCTTGCGCCCTCGGTGCTGTTGGCTACGGTGATGCCAGTGACTGCTGAACTGGTATTAGTGTTTGTTGAACCTCGGTCATTTGGCCCGGTAAACGATGTGCCTGTGAAGTTCACCACGCCGCCGTGGAAGTGACCAGGGTCTGTCACTGTTGCCGTGTGGGTGTGGCTTGGCAAAGTAGCATTGGCAGAACCACCTGTTTCCTCGGCAGTGTCAAACAACACGTTGCTGCTGTCCAAGCTGATCAGCATCCTGCCAGCACCAAACGCTGTCCAGGTGCCAAACCCAAACAAGGTGCCTGGGTTGGTGGCAACGATGGCGCTGTAGATGCTGCCAACCGGGTGCAAAAGCTGCACTACCGCCTGCACAAAAGCAGTTGTCGCAAGCTGGGTTGTGTTGGTTGCGGTTGCTGCTGTTGGCGCTAAAGGCGTCCCGGTAAACGTAGGGCTTGTTGTGTCTGCCTTGGTCGCCACCGCAATGGCAATGTTGGCATATTCAGTGTTGATCTCAGTGCCTTTGACAATTTTTAACGCATTGCCAGATACCAAGGCATCTTTGGTGGCAAAGTTAGTGGCTTGAACGTAATTTGTCATACTTGCTTCCCATCTTTGAATTGAATCTCAATCTTCTGAATTGAGAGGGACGAACCGTTAATGTCTGTCTCGTAGCCTGTCTGGACAATTTTACCTTGACCTGATGCTGGGACAGACAGTTCTTGTAGGGCAACTCCTGCGCTATATTGGGCCACTACAGTGGCATTTGCGCCATACTCAGCCGTACCGTACTCGCTTGTCCCTTGGGTTGGAATCTGAACATTGGCAGAGTTGTAGTTAGAACTGAAATCAAACCCCCACTTGATAGTGACAAATTGGTTTGTCCCGCCAATAACAGTTGCCTTCAGTTTCTTGAGGATTGAGGTGACGTTTGCGTTTCCCAGGTCGGCATTGTTGGTGTAATACTGGAAACGATAACTTGCAGTGTCGTCTAGGTTGGTGTCGTACTTGGCAATATAACCAGTTTTGCCAAGCAGCAAATCACCATTGCGCTTAGACAGAAGGGCAGTCGGGTTGATTGAATCCCAGGTTGTCACTCTAAATGAACCGTCTTCCAGTTGCGTCCTGGTGTCAAAGCAAAACGCCATTGATGATGCTGGCATTGTCAACAGGTAAAACGCTTGCTTCTCGCTGTACACGGCCTTGATGTTTGCCAGCGTTTCGCTGCTTACATAGTCAATCAAATCGTTTCTGACGTTTTTGCTTAAATCACCAAGAGGTGATGATTTCTCGGTAATTGTTCGCGCCAATGACCTGACGCCAGAGTTGGACAAGAAAAGAATGTCCTTGCCAGTGTTGGCTATGCTGTCTCGGGCAATGCAGCCGATACCGTTCACTGTGTCGCTCAGAACCATTGTGGCCGGGGTGGTGGCATTGGCGTAGATCAGGATTTGACGCTTGCCAAAGATGATCAGGAACCCATTGTGAGCCGCCAGCCCGGTGATCTCGTCGCTGCCGTTGGGCCATACCCGATTGACAT